GTGTAAACATCTACCGCAGTCTCAATTACCGGCTTAGAGTCCGTCGTACCTACAGGTTGGAAGCCTGACCCGGGGAAATTACGGGGGCGAATCTGTAGCGTTACTTCTGGTGCAGCGGCGGTTGAGTTAGAAAAGTTAATATCTGGAAGCATACGCCGGGTCAGCATAAACTGCTCACCATCGGCAATATCGAAGTCAGACGATTGAATGTAAGCCGTTATAGGAGTACCGTCGTCGTCTAAACCGTTTTCTTGGTCGTATAAAACTCCAGTGCTGGTGCCACTGGGTGTATTGACTGCCATAGGATACTCACGCAACGGACTGTCTAACCATGCGGTACGATCAATATTCCCGTAGTACCAGATACGCTCAAGGTAGTTATAGATTACATAACGGTTGGGGTATGAAGAACTAGAACTTGGGTAAATCCACCAGACTTCGTTCCAACCCTCGTTTGAGCCAGAAATAATAGTATCGGCCTGACTAGAATTAATGTCTTGAAAGATAAACTGTCGCAAAGTGCAAGGGAGCGTTTCAACACGGCCTGAATAAACATAAAACTTTTCGTTTCCCATCCAGTAAGTTACGTTATTTACAGTCACGCAAGCCCGTGGGCTAAGGATAGAGATGTTGTCTGCTAGTTCTTGTAACCCAAACACGTCTGTAGTTCCAAGGTATTGAAAAGAATAGAGGTGTGATTCTGTCCACACCAAGATCTCTTGCCGGGTTGGTAGAGCACGGACAATCCTTGAACCCCTAGAAACTCTTATAAATCCCGCAGAGTTGGTAGGCGTCGGAGTCCATTGACCCGGATTATCCTGATCAGCCCACCTAATAAGAAGGGGGTCAAAATCAGCCAAATTAGTAGAACCAAAAGGCACACTCCCAAAAGCGAGAAGATGCTTGTCGTTTTGCGATACAAGAACCTGCATGGCTTTAACGGGAACTGCGTTTGCGCTGTATCCATCTGCGGTAGCCTTTGCGGAAAGAAGAATTGCATTGGTCTGAAGAGCGGCTCCGGGGTTAGTAGAAGACCCACGTTCCCAATAATAAATAGCGCCATCTCGAATATTGGCAACTAAATCATTATCAAAGTTGTCATACCACCAATCAATTCCGTTTATTGCAACAGGTGTTGTACCACCAAGACCCCACTCAAGACGGCCCCAAGTATCTGTACCCCAACCGTAGCCAAATGTACCACCACCCGGGCCGACATTTATTTGATACTTACCAATAGTTCCAGAACCACCGTTACCCGAATCAGATGTATTGGCTATAACTGGAACGACAATTGTGTATGCGTTGACGTTAATTACTGTGGCAATTTCAAAACCTGCATCAGCATTTAGTACCGCTGCCGTTACGTTACCGCCCAAAGAAGCAGCACCAGTAAATTGAACATAATTACCAACAGTTGCGGGTGCCCCAGTATCCAAAACCGTTACAGTAGAAGACCCATTAGTTGCAGTAAATGTTACAGCCCCAGCAGCGGTTGTTTCCTGTAAAGGGGTGATGTCATAAAAGTACCCGCCCGCCTCTAGGTATAGTTTTAGGTTTGTTCCAACGGCTAATAGGTTGTCCCCATAAGTTGTTACATAGTTAAATAGTTGTCGGCAAGTGCCAAGGAAGGTATTAGGCGTCTGTTTAAGCCAGCCACCAATCTTTTGAGGAAAGCCCGAAAGAAAGCGAATTTTGTCACCCTCAAACCAGCCACCCTCGTTAGAGTAGTTAGTTTGATCTCGGTTTATTCCCGGTTTAAATCTAAGCGCTATGAATGGCATGGCATCATTATTTCATGTTAAAGGCTATAGATATTCTATCTTCATCAGATAGGTTGGGGTTTACGTAATGGCTTAAATAAGACGGAAATACCAAAACATCGCCTACTACTGGGAGAAACGAATAGTTACCATAAAAATCTTTTATCGTATCGTCAATTGGAAACGCTTCCGCCATAGTAGGATTAAGAAACACTATTTGACCGCTAGTTGAATTTGTTTTTAAATAAACTATCCCAGAGAAAGCAGAATTACCATGTAAATGCACACGATTAAAACTATTTTTTCTATTTATATTTACCCATAAATCAGTCAAACTTAGGTTCATTTGAATATCATCAGAGATCGTTTTTAACATTGGAAACAACTTATCTCTTAACGATTCAAAATAAACATTTATGTCTACTTCTGGACTCTGATAACCACCCAAATTACTTTTAAAATTTGAGGATAACTTTGACTCAATCTCGTAACAAGTAGAAATCTCCTTCTGAAAATCACTGCCTAAAGTGAATTTCCATATAGGAGTTACGAACGGAATAAATTTTTCTATCTGCATGCTATTACTTATCCACAAGTTGTTCGTAAACGAGATACGGGCGAAAAAATTGTTTTTAACTTTGGGCTACTAAATGTTAATTTATCTATAAAAAAGATTAGCGTTAACCTATTTGATTCTAAATTAGATCCATGAAAATTATTTGCTGCATGATACAAATGACTATCAAATAAAAACAATCTGTTGTATTCGGATTCAACTGTAACTGTAGGTCTAAATTGCTGATTGTTCTTTAATTGAAACTCTTTATTAGCCTTAATTAAAGACGTATCATTAAAACTTTCTTGTTTTTTATCAATATTTTTAATACTAGCAACGGTTGGGTCTATTGGGCGGTATATGGTTGTACCAGAACCACAAACATTTTTAGATAAATAAACAATTGCAGTAATTAAACTTTCATCGGCATGAACCCAACCATATTCGTATTGCTCATCAACTATTTGAAAAGAAGCATAACCATGCCACTCGCCTGCAACAAGATTTAAATCATAAAACAGAGAAACAAATTTTGAAACGCAACTATTGTATAAGTTATAGTTTATTTCATGTAAAGGCTTACTTCTTTTCCCGGGCCAGTTGTTATCAGGATCAGAGAAATACTCTTGTTGCAAAGCAAATTCCCTTACCTCGTCCGGATACTCAAAAAAGTCGTCAACGACAGTAATTGGAAAATGCACAGTTTTCATTAGGCTACAAGTCCCGGTAGATACACTGTTTTACCGTTTTGTTTGGTAGCGGTCAAGTTTTGCTTTTTAAGGTTAGCCGGGTCGTAAGAGACGTGCACCCAGCCTGAGTCTGGTACGCCCGGAGTGTAAAATTCAAGGATTAATTGGGTGTACTCAAGGTTGTCCATAATCCACACGGCTAGGTCTGCGTTCGGGATACCCGGGATTTCGATGTCCGCTGCTTGGCCTTTGCAATGATCGCTGGTTTTTGAGCCGCCGACCTTGGCGTTGACTTCCGGGTGGCGGAAGCCCGAGTTGACTTTGACCCCCGTTTTGAAATGCTCTCTAATAGGCTGAAGAACCTGTTCACATAGTCTTTTAAGATTTTCAATTTCAGTCTCCCCGGGGGTATTGTCCATATCATGCCGCAGTGCAGTATCAGACTTCACCATTTCAGACAGAGTAAAGTTATTTGTTAGTTGCATCTTTCTTCGCCTTCATATCCATGATCTTCTCAAGGGTACGCCCGCCAAAATAGAAGGACATAATTAGCATCCCCCACTGGCCCAAGAGTTCTACATAGTTATTGTTAACCTCAATCTCCCAAGCGCTCATCATCCCAAAGACGGTGTAGGTCACTAGGATAAAGATCAGCGTCATAGGCCGGATGTTCTTAGATAGCCAAGAGTCTGACTTCATATCGGCTTCAGCCCGCTTGGTCAGGTTGTCTTGCTCGTTCATATCCGCTTGGAGTTTGGCAAGTTCGCCTTTTTGTTGCATCTCTAAGAGCATGGCCTGCGCCTTGGCACGAGCCTCTGGATCTGGGAGAACTTTATCTAGTACCTTTTCTCCAATACTTAATAGTGCGGCTATAGGTAACATTATTTTTTACTCCTTGAAAGCATGGTTGCGGCGATATTAAGCATCGCACGGGTTTGATCTAAATCAGCAGGGGGAGTTGCCCAACCCACCGTAATCTGCCCTACAAATCGACTTGGCTCGGGCGGGACACTAATCCTGCATCCAAATCGCATACCCTTTTCGATGTACCACAGGCCAATCTCTGACTGCGCCGCCTTGTATTCCCCGCATGGGATATTGCCAGCCATAAGCGCTACTACGTCCTGATTGTTGGCTTGATTAGCGGTAAAGAGTCCTACATCCAGCCCGTCGTTCGTCTTGTCCCTGCCTTCCTTGGTATACGCCCGATACTGCACCCGGGTTCCAAGCAGGGGGTTTACCTTAAACACCGCCACGGTAGTCGCACCCGTGGTCTTAAACAGATGG